ATGTCACGTGAGGATGTGAGAAAAACGTGGAACCGAGGGGTAATTACGGTCAAGACAAGACTGCTGGCATTGGCCAATACGGCAAAACAGCGCATGCCGCACTTGAACCCTGAGGATGTGGTGACCATCGATGAGCTTGTCAGGGAAGCATTAGTAGAGATCGCCAATGGTGAGGTGCAAATTGACTGACTACCTGAGAATGCTGCTGGAGGGATTCCGGCCACCCAAGAGGTTAACAGGAAGCGAATGGGCAGATGAATATGGAATTATTCCGTCCACTGGGACTGAGCCAGGGCGCTGGAAAAGTTTGAAATGGCAAAAAGGAATACTGGATGCATTGACAGACCCAACAATACCTGTGGTGATATTTCCTAAATCAGCCCGCGTCGGTGCAACAAAACTCTTCGGTCATGTCATTGGATATCACGCACATCATGATCCATGCCCAATAAGTATAGTATTCCCTGACGATGATATGGCAAAGACATGGAGCAGGGAAGAGCTAGGGCCAATGATTGATGAAACACCAGCGCTAAAAGGATTATTTAGTGAACCAAAGCAACGCGACTCCCGTAATAGTATATTGCACAAAGAATTCCCGCATGGGTTAATTACTGCGTTTGGTGCAGGAAGTTTTAACAACTTCAGACTGATAACCAGGCGAATAATGCTTGGTGACGACGTGAGCGGATGGCCGGCGGGCACTGCGGAAGGAGACCAGGTAAATCTAATGATAAAACGCACTACGAACTATTGGAACCGAAAGATAGGGCTAGCAAGCAGTCCCGGTGAAGAGGGGACGTGTCGGATTACGGAATGGTGGAATAAGAGTGATAAAGGGCGATTCTTTGTTCCATGCCCTTCATGCGACGCCATGCAATATTTGCGGTTCCAGCAGTTTCGCTGGAAGAACAACGATCCTGATACGGTTACTTACGAGTGCGAATCATGCGCTGAGAGAATCCCACCAAGCTATAAGACAAGAATGACAGAGCATGATAAGGCAGAATGGCAAACAACAGCACCACAAACCACAAGGCAGAGATACGCTGGGTTTCACATATGGGCTGCGTATAGTAATGCACCAAATGCGCAATGGCCAGATATCGTTGATGAATTCCTAAGTACCAAAGACAACATTGAACAGCTTAGGGTCTTTGTAAACACGACGTGCGGCGAATTATTCCGTGTCGACTATGCAACCCGCGTGAGCGCCGAAGGCTTGCTGGGTCGCCGCGATGAATCGTTGCTAGAGGGGGAGGTACCAGCTGAGGTGCTTACTCTGACTATAGGTGTTGATACTCAAGACAACCGACTTGAGTGCTTCTGCTGGGGCTGGGGTGCTGGTGAAGAAGCGTGGGTTATTGCCCGTTCCATAGTTTATGGCGACCCCGCTGTTCCCGAAGGGCAGCCCGGTTCACCGTGGGATGAGGTTACAAGTTTCAGACGGCAGCGATGGGCGGAGCATGAAGGGCCGGGCCTAGTTGCTCCAATTTGTGCAGTTGATAGCGGCGGGCATCATAGCGGCGCTGTTTATGAATATGCTAAGAACCACGCTAGAGAAGGAGTAATTGCGATTAAAGGTGGCAATAGAAAAGAACAGCCAATGATTGGTAGGAGTACCAGTGTTCAATACTCATTTAATGGCCGAAGCCTAAAAGGCGGGAAAGTGTTTACGGTAAATAGCAATTCAATCAAGACGTTGCTGTTTGGAAGATTGAAGAACTGCGAACCTGGAACGCCAGGTTCATTCCATTTCCCAGGGTGGATAGATGATGAGTTTGCTCGCCAGCTAACGGTCGAACAGCGAAAGCCAATCAAACAGAAAAACGGCCCATCGGAAATGCGTTGGGTCTGCCCCCCGGGCAAACGCAACGAAGCTACCGACGGTATGGTTTACGCCTATGCCTCGTTGTTGCATGAGCTTTCACGCTATAACCGGAAAACAGCGTGGGAGACCATGGCGCGTGCCAAGATCAAACGAATGCAAGGCCAGGCCGCGGCCAGGGAAAGCCGCCCTATGCCACGTAGGCGACCGCCGCAGACGCCATTTTGACAGCTAATGGCCGTAGAATGACGAGATGAAAATACCCGATACGATACGAGCTGGTAGCCAGGTGAACTGGACTGAGCCAACGGCGATTGCTAATGGCTTGACAGTCACCTCGGCAACGCACGCTGGAACGTACTACCTGCGATCCAATACGGCAGGCAGTGGGTATACAGCAACTGGAACGGCCGCGGCCGACGGGTCTGGTGGATGGGACTTCCAGATATTGCCAGCTGATACGGCAACGTTGGCAGCTGGCAAGTGGTTTGCTGAGTTTGTGATCAGCGACGGTGTGATAGGGATTTTTTCTATCGGGACGGATCAACTAACGGTTGAGGCATCGCTGAGCTATAGCGGTGTCCCTGCGGCATTTGATGGCCGCACACAAGCTGAGATAGACCTGGCAAGGGTAAGAGCAACGATAGCTTCTATTGAAAGTGGAGGTACGCAAATGTACATGATCGGCAACCGTCAGAATATGAAACTGCAGCTACCGCAGCTCTACAAACGCGAGGGTCAGCTGATGATGCGAGTAAATAGAGAAAGGGCTAAAGCAAACGGGGCAACTGATCCTGACCTTATTCTTGGGATTTTCAGATGATAAAAAGAACCTATGCTGCCGCACAGAATAACCGCCTAACCAATGCATGGAAGGCCGGTGATACATCAGCAGATCAAGAAGTTTACAACTCTATTGTTACAGTACGTTCGCGTGCTAATGCGCTGTATCGCGATAGCGGATTGGTGAGGGCTTCTGTCAGAGCGATTGTGGAAGAAGTGCTAGGGACAGGGCTAACTCTTAAGCCTATGGTGAAGCGTGGTCGCAAGCGTGGTAGTGATTCTAGATACATGGACGCTACAAATGAGCTGATTACTCAGTGGTGGCGAGAATGGATAAGGAAGGAGAACTTCGATGTTGCTGGATTTCTTAACCTGCATCGTGGTGCGCAGCAAGCTTTAGCTAATGTGATAGTTACTGGTGAAGCTATAACCCGCTTCATCTATCAGCCATTTGGCAATAGTGATGTTCCGCTTGCTCTAGAGTTTGTACAACCAGAAAGACTAGACCATACCAAGAATGGCCAGGTTCGCGGGAAAGGTAATGTAACTATGGGAGTTGAAAAAGACGACTGGGGACGACCGATTAACTATGGGTTTACCACTCGACATCCTAATCCTCTATGGACAACGTGGCAGCAAATTGGCCCTACTGAATGGCTGCCAGCAAATGAGATCCTGCATATCTACCAAGCGGACCGGCCCGGGCAAACGCGAGGAATAGGTGACTTGTGCGCCCTCATAAACCAAACGTATCACTTGCATGAATATCAATCTAATGAAGTATCGCGGCAAAGGGCTGCATCATCATTGCTTGGCTTTATTCTGCGTGATATAGACTACCAACCACCAGACGAAGAAAAAAACAATAGCTTTGATATTGAACCGGTCAGTTATCGAGAGCTAGAACCAGGCGAACGGGTAGAGATGCCGCATATCCCGCCGTCGGATCCGAGTGCCCCCCTATTCCTTAGGGACCAACGTAAAAACTTTACCTCAGGTCTAGGCGCACCATATGAAAGGAGCACAGGCGATTATGGTGAAACAAACTTCAGCCGGGCAAAGCTGGCGTTAATTGATCGAGAGCCGCACATCCACAACCTGCGTGCATTCATGATTGAAAGCTATTACGAACCGATAGTACGCAAATGGCTCGACCGGGCCTATACCGCAGGAATGAACATGCCTGGTTTCGCCGAATCAAGGCCTAGGTATTTTGACGGCATGAGTTGGCGAGCAGCAGGCCGGCCGTTAGCCGAACCCGCGAAGGAGCTGCCAGCGCTGCTAGATGGCGTAGAACGCGGTAGTCACACATTGCAGGACGTCCTAGACCATGTCCATGGTGACCGAACGGTTGAGGAGCAGTTTGACATGAGGCAAGAGGAGATAAAGATGGCCGCTAAGCACGGGTTGAATTTTACGCCTGCGAGTGAACCCACGTATAATGAGCCTCTTACTACCGACAGCGAAGAGGATGGCAACTAAACGCGACGTTGGAACGGTGATAACCGATCCAAGGGAAATAGGCGAATTGTATCGTCAAAACCCTGGAGCGCCGATTCGTCATGACCCCTCAAAGGTAGATGTAAAGCCACGGGAAAGCACAGCGGAGCGAGCGGCTGCTGCTAATGACGATGACGATGACTACGACTACGAGATCAGCTACAGCTCCGATGCTCCGGTGAGGAGATATTTCGGCATTGAGATCTGCGACCACTCACCCGGCGCCGTAGACCAAAGCCGCCTAAACAACGGCGCAATGCTGCTGGAGGATCATCGAAGCGATAAGAAACTAGGCGTGGTACGGAAGGCCTGGATCGGCCCGGACGGACGCGGTTATGCGCGGGTGAAATTTAGCAATAGCGCACCGGCACAGGCGTTTCGCCAAGATGTGGAGCAGAGGATCGCCACGTTGGTGTCCTTTGCTTATGACGTGCAGGAGATGAAACTGACGGGGGTTTCGGATAATGGCGACGAAACCTGGTTAGTGACCAAACGCCAAGATCTAGAGATCAGTTTCGTTGGTGTACCTGCTGACCCTACCGTCGGAGCAGGCCGATCGCGCAATTTCGAGGTAGAATCTAAACCAACTACTGAACGGCGAACAATGCCAACCGAAACCACCTCTGAGCAGGTCGAGCTCGCAGCTGAGCAGCAAGTTGCTGCTGGGATTGCAGCTGAGCGGAAAAGGACCGTTAACATCATCAGCCTATGCAGGGAGCATGGATGTTCGGAACTGGCTGAAGGCCTGCTTCAGTCCGACGCTGGTGAACTGGAAGTGCTTCGACAAATCTTGGCGCACAAACCGCAGCCTAAGACCTCTGCGCAGTATGCCGACCCTAGTGAGCGGCAGCAGCAAAAACCTCTGTTTACCGGGGATATTGGTCTAACCAAGAAGGAAGTGCAAAGGTGGTCATTGCTTAAATGCCTTCGAGCTTTGGACTCGCCCCAAAGCCGTCAAGCTCAGGACGACGCCGGTTTTGAGCGTGAGGTAACTACAGCTATGGGCGCGGCCCGGGGGCGAGATTACCAAGGCTTCGGGATGCCAATTCAGAGGTTGTATCAGTCTTTTAGCGATCAAGAGCGGAATGTCCATCTTGACCAATCCAAAAGAGAACTGACGGTTGGCAGCCCAGCAAGTGCTGGCCTGCTAGTCGATACTGACTTCCGCCCACAAAACCTGATTGCCTTTTTAGAAAACAGATTGGTGTTTTCTAGAATGGGAAGTCCAATTGTTACTGAATTGTCAGGTAATCTTGAGTTTCCACGGGAGATCGGAAGCAACACGCCAACCATGCTGGCCGAAAGTGGCGATGCTACTTTGTCCGATATGCAGGTTGGCAGAATTACTTGGGCGCCCCATACAGTCGGCGCAGCTACGGATATTAGTCGTAGGTTGTTAATCCAGAGTAGCCTCGACGCGGAGGCAGTAGCAACCCGGCGCTTATTGTCATCTGTAGCGGTAGAAATGGACTCGCAGTTGCTCACCGGTGATGGAACTGGCAACAACATGTTGGGCCTAAAAAATATCACTGGTGTTAACGCCATAACGTTTGCAGCGACCAATCCCACCTATCCCGAGGTGGTAAGCCTGTGGTCGGCGACAGCATCTAGTAATGCTGACATCGGTACTGCAGGATATCTAACCACACCCCCTATCTATGGAGGACTTCTTACTACTGATAGGTTTACTGGGTCCGGCAATCCCGTCTTGCAACAAGATGGTCGTATCAACGGCTCTGATGTTGTGTACAGTAATCAGGTAAATGCAAATGACCTGTACTATGGCTTTTGGAGTCAATTCCTAATTGCAATGTTCTCCGGGCTTGACATCACACGCGATCTTACTACCAAGAGTAGGTCTGGGGGGATGCGAATTGTTGTTCTTGTTGATGCCGACGGGAACGCCCTTAACCCGGAATCCTTCAGCCGTGGCAATGTCGCTGGCTAATCATTTTAACTTTTACCTTTTCTTCTCATGACACTAACCACTGAAAACTTTGGTTCCAAGCTTTCGCAGACAGGCTATGTTGAAATTGAGATTATCGGCCGACAGGTTGGCACGGACGAAAATCCAATTTATGCGTCGGTAACAGTTAGCCCGCTAGGGGAGGACCCACGTGCCCCTAAGCCGGGCGAAGTCGTTCGCGTAGCTGTTGAGGACGCTAACTATCTCTGCAGCCATGGCACTGCCAAGTTCTACAAGCCGACAACCAAAGCACGGCGCGGGGACTGATGTTACAGCAGTCCTATGCATTTGAGCCAGATACTGATGTATTTCTGCGTGATTTTGGCGCAGATATACTTGTAGTGTATGGCTCAGTGCAAGGGCTAGGGATCTATTCCGCACCTGGTGAGATGGAGCTAGATGATGGCGCCATTCTCACCGATGAGTCTGTCATGGTAAGGAATGATCTATTCGGTAGTCTTCGCCATAAAGATCCCCTAACGGTTGCCGGCATTCGTTACACAGTTAGAGAGTCAATACCAGTCAGTGATGGTGTTTTTGTTATCCTGTCATTACAGCTGTCACCAACTGTAATAAATACACAGGATTGGGGTTTTATTACTGACCCGGCAACCAAGACACAGGATTGGGGTTTTATTACTGACCCGGCAACCAAGACACAGGATTGGGGGGGCTTGAGCTAATGGATACCGAGCGAGTAAAACGGAGACGCGGCACTACGGCCCAACATGCCGCCTTTGTCGGGGCATCAGGTGAAGTAACAACCGACATTACGAAATTTACTCAGGTTGTTCACGACGGATTAACTGCCGGTGGGTACCCCTTAGCACATGAGGACCTGAGCACCACTGACCCGGCAACTGCGCGTACAAGATTAGAGCTTGGCACTGCTGCGACAACAGATGCCGATGCCTACTTACAAAGTGTTGACCTAACAGCCCCTACCGGTTTCAGTGTAACCGGCGGGCCTGTTACTTCAGCTGGCACCTTAGCGATTGCTTTTAGTGCTGGCTATTCGCTACCGACTGATGCCCGGCAAGCAACATGGGATACGGCTGCGACTGTAACCAGCGGCTTAGCAACGGTTGCAACAACGGGAGCATACTCAGACTTATCCGGTACGCCTACATTTGTAACTAGCGTTGGTTTAACAGCTCCTGCTGGTTTCAGTGTATCTGGAGCGCCTATTACTTCAGCTGGCACCTTAGCGATTGCTTTTAGTGCTGGCTATTCGCTACCGACTGATGTCCGGCAAGCAACATGGGATACGGCTGCGACTGTAACCAGCGGCCTAGCAACGGTTGCAACAACGGGAGCATACTCAGACTTATCCGGTACGCCTACAGCTGTAACCACCACCACGGCGGGCTTGCAACCTGCCACCGCGTACGGGGTGATAACTTATGCGGCGACGATAAACATAGACTTCTCTGCACGCAATGGGCAAGTTAACACTGTTGTATTAACGGGCGGCCTAACGCTGACAGGTAGCAATCAAACCATTGGCCTTTCTACCAGTTTGTATCTATCTGCTGGTGTCTCCGATCGGACGTTAACGTTCCCTGCGGCATGGGTATTCATATCAGACAAACCGTCAACCTTACCAGCTAACAAGCGAGCAAAACTTAGCGTTGAGGTTACAAATGATGGGGCAGGGACTGCCCTTGTTGTTGCAGGCATTGCAATCCAGCCATGACGGACCTTGTACGCATTGACCCATTCCGCTGGCCTTATAGCTTGGCGGACCTAAGGCGGGATGAGCCTGCTAGCTCATTTAGTGACAATCCTAGTGACGCAGAATAC